GACAAAATGGCTGAGGAATGTATTGAGATTGCCAACACGCCAATGTTTGGCGAAGTCAAGACGATTGATGGCGACAAGCTGATTGTCCGCAGGGAAGACATGCTTGGCCACCGCAAGCTTCAGATCGAGACCAGGCTCAAGTTACTGGCCAAGTGGAACCCCAAGAAGTACGGTGATCGCCTTATGCATGCCGGTGACGCTGACAGCCCAGTGCAGGTGCAGGCTGACGTTAGCATCTTTGACGCCATGCTGAAGAACCTCGAAGCCAAGAGGCAACTTGGGGACAAGTGATCTTGAGTCCTTACTGCGTGATCCGCAGGTAAGGGCTGAGTACACCAAGCTACCTGCTGACCAGGCTGCAGCTTGGGCCTGGCGCATGATGTGGCTCACGCGAGCGCTCAAGCACCAGATCCTGCCGACAGGTGATTGGTGGTCAATCTGGCTCATGCTTGCAGGCCGCGGTGCCGGCAAGACAAGAACGGCAGCAGAGCAGGTTGCATGGTGGGCATGGTCTTACAAAGCCACCAGATGGCTCGTAGCGGCTCCAACGAGCAGTGACGTGAGGTCTACATGCTTCGAGGGTGACTCGGGCCTCCTGCAGGTCATTCCTTCGGTCCTGATAGCCGACTACAACAAGGCGCTGCATGAGCTACGCCTAACCAACGGCAGCTTGATCAAAGGCATACCCGCCTCGGAGCCAGAGCGCTTCCGTGGCCCGCAGTTCCATGGCGGCTGGCTCGACGAGTTGGCAGCTTGGGAGTACATCCAAGAAGCCTGGGACCAGATCCAGTTTGGCATGCGCCTGAAGCTTCCCGACATGAAGACGCGGCTGATCTGCACGACGACGCCAAAGCCTCGTGACTTGATCCTGGATCTGATTGGCCGCGAGGGTGACGACGTAACGCTGACCACGGCAAGCACCTACGCGAACCTTGAGAACCTGAGCGACAACTTCAAGCGGCAGATCCTGCAGTACGAGGGCACGAACCTTGGCAGGCAGGAGATCTACGCCGAAATCATCGACCCTGAAGAGGGCGGCATTGTCCGCAGGGATTGGTTCAAGCTCTGGCCTGCAGACAAGCCACTGCCTAAGCTTGAGTACATCATCCAATCCTACGACTGTGCCTTCACGGAGAAGACGGTCAACGACCCGACGGCCTGTATCACCTTCGGTGTCTACAAGCCAGAGGACGGCGGCATGCGCGTGCTGATCATCGACGCCTGGCAAGATCGGCTGCAGTACCCTGACCTTAAGCCCAAGGTGCTCGATGAGTACGAGATCGTGTTCGGTGAAGGCAAGGACGCCAAGCGTGTTGACCTAGTGCTCGTGGAGGACAAGGCCGCGGGTATCGTGCTCATCCAAGACCTGCAGCGTGCCCATATCCCGGTGCGCAAGTACAACCCCGGTAACGCCGATAAGATCCAGCGCCTGAGCATTGTGGCCAACGTCGTGAAGGCTGGCCGGGTGTATGTGCCCGAGTCAAGCGTTAATGCTGGCTTTGTCCGCGACTGGGCTGAGGCCATGATCACGCAGATCTGCTCGTTCCCGCAGACCACGCACGACGATTTCGTTGACGCCTTCAGCCAGGCTTTGAGATACCTGCGTGATGCTGGCTGGCTCAGTATCGACCCGCCACCGCCCGACGATTATGACGAGGAAGACCTGATCGACGCTGGCATCACGAAGACCAATCCCTATGCGGCTTAACCTGAAAGCAGTATCATCCGCACAACATGAGGGGCTAGCATGAGCAACTTACGGGCAAGGCTTGGGTTAAAGGACGGCGGGACGGTTAGCCTGCGTGAGCGATTGGGCTTGAAGGACGGCGGTTCTGTCCACATGGATAAGGGCGGCAAGGTTCCTTTGGGTGGGATTGCTAAAGGCTTGAGGGCCGCTGCTGAAGCCGCCAAGACTGCAAAACAAACGCTAACGGCAGCAGAGCGCGAAGCCAACAAGCAGAGGTTCCTTGAGCCTAGTGCCGTTAAGGAGCGTATGTATCACGGGACATCGCGCCCAGATTTGACTGAGTTTCAAACAGGCAAAGCGCAGAAAGAAAAGCAATATCCAGGAAACACGATTGAGTCGTGGGCTAGCGACAATCGTGATGCCGTGTTCCTAACGCCAGATCCCGCATTTGCAAATAAATTTTCGGGTGGCGAATATGAAATGAGCTATGGACACACGCCGAGCACTTATCCAGTGCGGGTGCAAGTAACCAACCCTTGGGACTACGATAATCCTGAGCACATTGAAAACGTCATTAAGGCATACAAGGAAAAGTACCCGCCTCAAAAAACAAAGGACGGCGTGCCGTCAGATGAATCAATGAGGATTCACCGCTTTGAAACGTCGTTGCGCGAATTGCCTTTGCGCGAGAACGCTAACTGGAGCGGTATCGAGCGAGCAGACGTACAAGAGATTATTAAAGGTCTTGGATACGATGGGTTCTACGTCAAAGAGGGCGGCGTCAAGAATCTTGGCGTATATGACCCTCGGCGGATCAAGTCGGACCTTGGAAACCAAGGCACCTATGACATCACCAATCCTGACATAACTAAAGCCAAAGGCGGTTTCGTTCACCTACAAGAAGGTGGCGACCCTATGGCTAAATTTAGAGGGAAGCTTCCGCCGGGCGTTAAGCGTGCCGTTGAACAAGTTGATGACTCTGAAGTGTTGCCAGTCAACGTAGTCAAGGCGATTGAGAGGGTGTCACCTACCGCTGCTGGCGTTGTTGATGCTAGCCTGACTGGCATACCTCTTGTTGGCCGGGCGCTGGCTTCGCCCTTGGTAGGCTTGGGCACCTTTGCGACAGAAGCGATCAAGAGCGGCGACCCAAGAGACCCGACACCACGTCAGCGTGCTGGCGAGGCAGCGCAAAGCTTCATCACTGAGAACGTGCGCCTGCCACAGACAGAGAAGGGCACTGATTACCTTGTAAGAGCCGCAGATGTGCTTGAGCAGGGCGCGGAGTTGCTTGAGAGTGCCAAGATACCGCCAGTCATTCCGCAAATTGCCATGCTTCCATCAATGCCAGGCCTCGGCAGCGCTTTCAGGCAAGCGGCAAAAACTGCCGGTAAGGAAATGTTAAGACCCGTTGATCAGGCGATGCGCGGCGAGGGAATGTTGGCAAAACCGCTACAAGGGGTAGCGCCAAGACAAGTTATGCCTGGCACAATGGCAGACCAAGGAGTCACCTATGAAACAACCACAGAAGGACCGTTCTACCGAGTCCGCCCTAGCCGTTCTCAAGCGGCTGCAGGGGAGGGTCGAGGCATTGTCGAAAGAGTACGGGACGAAGCAGTTGCCCCAGGACGAACTGGAAGCGATGTTTCGCAACCAACTACGGATGAGGCAGTCAAGCAAGCGATGAGCGACCCGGCGAACTTTGTTCGTCAGGCCGCAAGCACTTACACGCAGGAGACCACTGGCAAGCCTTATGCGTTGCCAGACATGCCTGAAAGCTCCATCCTCAAGCAGGCACCGATTGGCCGCACTTTCATGCTGGCCACCACAGACGATCCAGGCTACAAGCAGGAGATCTTCCGCCAGTACGCCACGCAAATGCCCGAGGTCATCGAGCAGTCTGGCGCAACCAACTACGACGAGTTACTGGTAGCCGCATACCGCCAAATGGCTAAAGAGACTGACGAGCAATTCAAGCGCTTGCCAGTCAGCCTGTCTTATCACCGAGCAGGCGAAGGCAACTATCGCAACAGCAAGCAAATGCTGCAGGACGTATACGGCAACAAGCACCTTTACGTCTTCCAGGGTGGCGATGAGCACCCGTTCCTGAAGGACGTTGATCCCAAGACGGGATTAAACGAGAACGAGAAGTTTCGCGCTGTGCATGACTTCTTCGGCCATGCTATCCACGGCAACGAGTTTGGCCCCAAGGGTGAGGAGATTGCTTGGGCTGCGCACAGTCAGATGTACTCGCCGCTGGCACGCCTGGCCATGAGCACTGAGACGCGAGGCCAGAACAGCACAGTCAACTACACGCCGCTTAACGCCGCATTAAAGCGCACCATCAACGAGTTGCAGTCGCTGCGCTACGAGGCCAACCGCCGCGGCCAAACAGAGCAGGTCAAGCAGATTGACAAGGATATTGCCAAGGCTTACGAGACGTTCCAGTTTGCGCCGCAAAAGCCTTTGCTCCTGCCGCCAGAGTTCTTAAGCACGTCCTACGCTGGCGAGATGCCAGACTATCTGCGCCCACTGATCAAGCCCATGGAAGGCACGACAGTCTCCACGCCGATGCTGCACTACAGCAAGCAGGCAGGATTAACCGAGACTGACCCGTCGTTCTACGGCACGGGCATCAAGGGCGAAGAGACAGCAAGACTCGGATTGCCTGGGGCTATATCGCCGCGCACCTACTTCTATGCCGGCCAGAACATGGAGCCAGAGGCTGGCCTTGGTCCGCACAAGTACCGGGCGATGGGTGAGAACCTGTATGACCTGGCAGCAGATCCATTGCAACTGCAAATGCTTGCACGCGAAACCACGCGCATACCGATGAC